AACACCATCATCAATGGCCAGTGACCGAGGTTTTACGTTGTCCGGCGCGGCAATTAGGAGACCAGTCACATGGCCGAAATGCCCAAAATAGTCGTTCTTACGGACGACGAGCTCACTGCGCTCATCGATAGCAGTGTTACGAAGGCCATAGCGCCGTTATCGGCTGCAATCGCCAAGATCAATGCAGGTACACCGGCTACAACCCCTGGCCAACAAACAGGGGGTGAAACAGGTGGCAATGGCACTCAAAGCCCCGTAGATACTGGGTCCACCCCTGGCCAACCTTCTGGCCAAGAGACCACAACCCTTATCCTTGTGCCTAATGCTCAGGTAACGGGTGGTGATTGGCTCGATGGCGTATGGACTAAAGATGACACCGCTCGCGGCTCGTTTGCTAGTAACCCTGCCTTGGCAATCGGGCAGACAGCAACACTGCCTGATGGCACAACCCGCAAGGTCATCAACGTCGAAGTATTCAACGACAAGACCAGCGTAACCTTTGATGGTAACAAGCTCGATCCAAGCAAGGTGGCTGGTAAGGCGGTGGTATTCACTGTCCCAAAGTCTGAGGGGTCACCCGCACCGGTGACTCCAAGCGTACCGGCTAATGATCCAGCTCCTGTTGCTGGTTCGAACCCTAA